CCAGCACCCACCGAGAGGTTTGCGTATCCCACGCAACCACCACCTTTGAGTCGGCGGCTGGTGAGTACTGGCTGCGGACATAATTTGTCCACTCCACCGAGGGCTGGATGGCCCTCGACCGAGCAAGCATTTCCTCAGTTATCATTAGGCCGGGTTAGCCGCAGACAATCCAGCCCGCGTATAGTTGCGAACCCAAAAATACGAGGCCGGTAGCGCGGCGTTTGTGCAGTCGTTTGTGGCTGCAACGCCAAAGCTGTTACCAGAGATAACGCTCCCCGTTCCGGTCTTCCCGGCGGTTACGTTAATCGGGTTAGTGCTCGCTGCAAAAACGTTGTTGGTAATGTAAACGCCTGTACAGTTGTGAGCTGGCAACTTCACCCCGTTGGTGCCGCCGGTAATGTGGCAACCCTCGATTATCACATCTTCAATCTTGTCGTTGCCATCGGTATTGAGGTCGATGGCGGTGACGGCGTCATCCGCAAAGAAGCAGTTCTCTACTCGGAGGCCGGCGCCAAAGGGTGTGGTTGCGCCATTCACCTTGATAAAGGTTGTTGCCGTTCCACTGACCGCTCGAAACGAACAGTCCCTGATGACGCAGTCAGAGCCCGTGACAACCACGCCATCGGTGCCCGTGATTACCTTGAACGTCAGGCCTTGCAGCACACACCTTACCGCACTCAACGCCCCAAGCTGAGTTGCAGCCTTGGCATTAATGACCGTTGCCTCCCTGTACCCCGGAACGCCGTAAATGCGCGTCCCGGCCTCGGGTGTGAAGGTGCCATCAAGCGTGTGATCGCCAGGCATAACCACAACCACGTCGCCCCGAGCTGCTTCGCAGCTACCCAGAGCAGACGTTAGAGAGGTTCGTACCGTGCCATCAACCTTGTTGTTAACAAGCTCTTCCACATGCCAACGATTGGTTGAATCTCCAACAAAGAAGACCCGCCCGGTGCCAAGCGAAAGTCCATATGTTGACTCCACTAGTGCGCGAAGTCTCGAAAAATCCATTCCTAACATATCGGCCTCCTAAGCCACCAAGCCACTTACTGCAACGTCCTTGATTCGGGCAAGACCGTTACGTGCGGTTACACCCAGGTTTGAATAGGTACGGCCAAACGCCGTAACCTCATCCTTGCCTGATACCCACTTCCAAACGGCGCCGCCACTCTCGTCCCACTTGAACGGAGAGGTTTCCATAACCTTGATGGCTGCCTTGGACAGAACAAAGATTTGACGGTGTCGAACGTCCTTGCCCGCCACGATTGGGATTTGTGATCCATCGTGGTAGTAGCTGAGAGCTTTGTAGCCACCGGCCAACTCAAGCGGTTGGAAGCGCTCCTGGCCTTTTGACTTCAGCATGTTCAGGTATGCGCGCTGCGTTGCAGTGTGCATAACCAACAGGTCTGTCGTGCCAGGGCTCAGGTCGTTGACGCTATCAATGGCTTGATTCAACAAGTCCTCGGTAAGAGGGCGCTCGCTACCTTCACCAGCTGGGTTGGCAAAAATTTGGGCCTGCCACTCTGAGAAGGTGGACGGGTTGATCTCTTGGAACGTAGACGCCGTGCCGCCTGAGTTAGGGAATGCCTGGTCAGATACTGCGCCGGCAATACCCATCATCTCCTTCTTGTACGACGTGTCGGCTGCACCAACCGTGCCCGTGGAGGTCGAACCACCGCTGACAAATACATCATCTCCGACTGGGTCATCACCACCAATCTTTGTAATGGTAAAGGCCGTGAACGGTGAGCTCTTTGATACTGTGGCCACGATGCCGTGACCGCGTGAGTCTTCACCGGCTGACTTATCAAAACTGTCACCGGCATCTGCACCAGCAGCAGTACCCCAGGCAACCCGCATGCCCACTTTCAGGTGGCGAGTTGTTCGTGGTGTGTTGGAACCGTGACCAGCGCCACCGCTCGCGGTGTTGACAATGGTCGTGCCGTCGTCGTAGCCCTTCAGGGTCACTGACAGGCCAGAGCCACTGGCCTCACCGAGAATACTTGTTCCGTCGCCGTTGAGTTGCCGGTTCATGTTGTCGGTCAAGTCCTTGACTCGGTTTTTGAGCTGCGCCGACTTCACGCTTGCCCATGCACCCTGCTGGTCAGCAGTCTGAGCCTCGGCAATGTTTGTCACGCTCATCACGATGTAGTTGAACTTGTTCTTGATGATGCTTGACAAATACTGGTCCGAACCGGCGGGCGGCAAGTTGCCTCCCTCGTTTCGAGCACCGAAAGCATTGGAGCTCCGCAGGTACACGGGTGTCTCGTGGTGCTTGCCGGTCCAGTGCGCCTTGGTTTTGGTCAGCAGATTATAGAGGATGACTTTGCGGTTGATGACCTCGGTAATCACTTTTGCGTACCGAATCTTCATTGCGTTGTCGAAATTAGCTAGGTCTTGTTTTGTATCACTAGGAAAGGCCATTAGTTTTGAAACTCCCTATTTCAAATAATGAAAAGTCTTTGGCGGGACCGACTCCCTAGTGACAGTAGTTACTTTTGTTTTTTTTCTTCGCCTTTTTTGGGCTTACTGAGCAGGATTATTAGTGCGGTTTTTTTGGGATCTGTTTCCCTGCTCTTTTTCTTTTTGTTGTTGTGATGGTACTTCAATCCAACCTCACGCTCAATGGGGGATTCCAAACTCTGCTCGAGAGTCCTTCATCACCATATCGAACACGTCCATGCTATCCAGATTTTCCTTAGCATACCAACTGGACTCGCGGCTGTCGCCGTCTTGCACTGCAACGGAGCGCCCCGCCCCGCCGCCGCCTATTGCGGTTGGCGTCTGGCGAGCCGGGGGCTGGCCGAGTGCTGGGCCCCCGCCTTGCGGCTGTGGATTGTTGCCGCTCACGGCTTGTATTCGCTGCGCCGCCTTTTCCATTGTGCCGCCGAACTCGTGGGTGGCCAGGGCGATTTGCATCATCATGCGCCTGCCGTCTTCTGTAGCGACCGCTGGATACTTCTGGGCGAGCACATCTGCCTCGCTGGCTGTTTGTTCGACTATGGTTTGTTGGTGCTGTATCGCCCGCGTGCGTTGCATGTCCTCAACGTGTTGTTCAAGCTTTGCCATGCGGGCTTTATTCTGATCCACCGTATTGAAGATGTCCTCGTCTTCCATGTCGCCCAGCTCGAGCTCTGGTGGTGGTGCTTGCTCTGCGGGCCCGCCGGTGTCGTAGTCTTTTGACCAGTTCGCAAACGCTTCGTACTTTTCTCTACTGTTAAAGTGTGTGGCCCACCACTGGCGCACCTCTGCCCGCTCCTTCGCGACCTGGGCCTCAAGCTCCGGGCCCCTTGTTTCCCATCCTGCCGGGGCCTCTGGTTCTGGCGCCACCTCTTCCGGGGCAACCTCTTCCGGGGCTTGCATTGCGGCGAGGTCGTCGTGCAATGCGTCGATTGGATCAACATCTGCCGGTGTAGTTTCAGTCGTTGTTTCGGTCGTGTCTTCCATTGTCATCTCCTATTCAAAAAACCCTCGTTCCTCTGCTGGATTAAAGCCTGGGCCTCGGGGGCCAACCGCTTGGTTAAGTTCGGGCGTTCCCCCACCCAGCATCCCGGGGAGCTGCCCCCCTTGGCCCTCCTCGCCATACGGGAGTTCCGGTGGTGTTGGTTGTGCCATTTGCTCGGGCGCACCAACCGTGCCAGCGCCAAGCCCAGGCGGCCCGCCGGGTTGCTGCTGTTGTTGTGCGGCCATTACCTGCTGCGGGTCTTGGCCGTAGGCCTGGACGTATGCTGGCAGTCCTTGTGTTTGAATTTGTAGCTGGCGATAGTGCTCGGCCAGGTGGAGTTCGTAAAACTGCTGGGTCTCCGGCGGCAGCTCGCGGAACTCAGGCGATTTCATAAACACCAGGGTTTCGGATATATGCACCACATGGTTATGCCACCAGCTCACCTTGATAAGTGGGTGGTTCTCGGGGTCCATCATGAATGCGTTCTCTTGGCGCTGATAGTTTCGCTCTGGCGAGTCGTCGTCAATAAACTCCTTGAGTCCCATTGAGCCAAACGCCTTGCGGAATTTCACCAAGGTTTCCGGGTCTTCGATTGGCCCAAACCCGCCGAGCTGGAGAAGCTGCAAAGAGATCTCCCTTTCGTAGCTCGCAAATTTTGGCAGAAGGCTTCCCGCCTGTATCTCCACATCGGTGGAGTCGATGTGGTCACGATGAAACCTTACGGCCTCCGCTCGGTGTGACTCGGAGACTACCGAGATTGTCATCTCAACCTCCATGTTCTCTCGCCACATCTCGAGCAGGCCGGCACCAAGGTCAGCCAGCGCCTCTTCCAGGGAGCGGGCTGGGGCTGCTAGCTTCACCGCGTCTTGGTCGGCCAGCACACCCAGTGCGCGCCCAGAGATAACACCGCTAGGCCCACGGCCCTGGCTAATTTCATGCACCCCACTGATGTCATACATTGAGTTCTTTAGCGTGTCGGCCAGCTCGTATAGTGAGTTTGGTATGGGCACGGGGGGCATGCGCTGGGGCGGCGGGCCCGCGTTGGCGTTGTAGAAAATAATGTGGTCAGGCCGGTTCTTGATTCCCGTCTTTGCGATTGAGCCCGCAGCCGCCACCCAGGGGGGGTTGCTGCTGACGTTCCTGAGTTCCAAGATAGAGGAGATGGAGCGGTTGAGCTCCCGTTGAATAGGCACCAAACCTTGCACGACCCCAGTGCCCCAAAAGCGACCGCCCATCTCCCCAACTTTAATCTGTGTAATGGAGAACTTGCGGCCGGGTAGGTGGGTTTCCTCAAGCACCACCCCCTCGCTTACAATCACACGCCTTCCATCAGGGTGGGTATTGCTTGGGCGCTCTTGGTACTCCAGCACTTTGTGTAGTTTCTGCTCGCCGCCGTCTGACACGTAGCCCCGCAGGTCTGACTTCCTCACACTGTCGTCGTCGCTGGCATGGCTCGCCCCAGGGGCGTGGTTCTTGCTATCGAACTCCTTCACCATCCCAGGCCAGCGGAGATCCAAGGCCGCATCACTAAGTACGTGCGCCAGGATTACCCACTTTGCGTTATGGAGGTGGGTTGATTCCCAGTCAGGAAAGACGTCAAACGGAGACCATGCCTCAACAACCGGGAAGCCAGTTACCTCAAGCGAGTCGCCCACCTGTAGCGTCTTGCCCGCCTGACTGTCCCAGTAACAATTAAAAAACCCCGTCCCGGTTAGCGAGGCCCACCATACAACGTCGTATGTAACGCTCTGCATTCGCATCTGTCTATACAGGTAGTCCAGCAGGTATTCGGACGCTCTTGCTTTCTGTCGCTGGTCGTCTTCTGAACCGGTGGGCCGAACAATAAATGCCGGCCGGCTTTGTGTGAGCTTGCTTGCAACCGTGTTAACGATTGGCTTGATGTAGTTATTGACTGCCCTGACCCGCCAGCTCGGGGCCTTAGACTCACTCGTCCTGCCGTGCCTGAAGCTGCTGTACTGTCGGCCATCATAAAACGCATGGTAGGTCCACCAAGAATCCTGGAGCTCGGTCTTCATTTGCTTAGAGCGTTGGTACATCAGGTTGATTTGGCTACCGAGCTGCTCTTGGCGGTCCTGGCCCCCTTCAATTTTAATGATGTTCATCAGCTTATGTCCTGCGGTGTGATGATGTCGCGGGTAAGGGCATCATAGTCGGGGTCAATAAGCGGCGAGCCCGGCCGAACCCTTCGCAGCATTTGCTGCTCGGCTATCCATAGCTGGTGATCAACATCGGCGGAAAGCTCCGCGCCGTTGATGTTATCGGGGGCTTGTGGCGTGGCGTGTTCGGCATAAAACACCTCGGCCTCGTCAGCCGGGGGCTCGGCTTTGACTGGCGCAGCCTCCTCAATGTCAATGGTGCTGATGGCCTTGCAGGCAATCGCCATGCAAACGCTCCGAATTGCCACGCCAACGCTTTCCATTATCCCCACGCGACCTCCTCGTGGTCCTCGTCCTCAACGCGAATTACTGGATTGAAGACTGCGCCAAAGTCACCCTCGTGAGTATCACCGCCGTCCTCTTGAAGGCTTGAATCACCCTGGTCAACCAGTTGTTTATGTACATCAACCGCAATGCACATGGCAATGGTTGCGTCGTCGTGGTGGCCATATGGGGCCTCGGGTCGGCCCGAGGTCTTTGAGCGTATCAACGTAATCATTTCCCCGAGCAGTCGCTTGCTGTTCAAGCTAACCTCTTTGCGTCTTACCGCCGATTCAAACAACCCTACCATGAAGTGTCTGGTGCGCACGTCGGTGGAGTACCCGAGCTTGTTTGTTTCTGTGCCCGCAACCTTACCCGCCTCGCTGTATCTGCGGTACAACTGGAGCTGCGGAAAATCTCTAATCAAGTAGTGGATAACTACCAGCCCGTGGTTGTTTGACTCGGGCGCTAGCATGGCATTGTTGTACATTATGCCAGCGAGCGCCTGCTGCCTGGCCAAAACATCCGGGGTCACTCGGTCATAGAACTCGGCCACCTGTGTCTTTGTAAACCTGTCGAACACCTGGACGCTGGCGAAGTCATCGTCGTTGCTGCGCCCGCCGCCAGCAGCATCCGAGGTGACGAGGTACTTGTGGTCTTTGTTTGGTTGGTGGTAAATCTCCCAGCCACCTCCATCTGGTTGCACCCTGATGCCACCGCCGTCCTCAATCATCGTGCCCGTAATTGCTGGCGGGGTTGCTGACTTCAGCATCTCTTGTATCAGCCGCGCGCTGAACACGTTGCGCCCAGAGCTGACAAAAGATATCTGCCAACTCAGCGGCCACTCTTCGTCAAACCTATCTTGGTCACCGTTACACTTGTTGACCAGCGTCTGGGTCCAGAAGCGCATTTGGCTTGGCGAAAGCCCATACTCCATGGCCCGGTGTCGCTGCGTCTGGTCATACCCCAGCTGGTTGGCCGCATCATTGAATGCCACCAGGTCGCTGGCCTTGTGCGCGTCAGCCATTCGCTCAGATAGCCAGAGCTCTTCCTTCCCTTGCTCTTTGGTTGGCGCCTCTCTTTGGTACTCGGGGTTGTCTTTCCAGCTGAAGAACATGGGCTTGTACAGGTTGCCTCTAACGTTCTTGATTGCCCGCAAATAGATGTCGTGGAACAGGTTGCCCACCCCCTTTGACGTGGACTCGATGAACACATAGGTAAAGGGAAGGTCAGGTACTGCGTTGAGCAGGGCCTGTGCCACGTCCACCGCTGATGTGTTGCGGCGCCCGGTTTCCCAGGATGGCAGCTCGGAGATGTGCAGGAACGTCGGCGTAGATCCACGCTCTGAGTCAGCGCTGCCGCCTTGTGTCTGACACTCAGCCCTTGAGCCGTTTATCCACTCAAGCTTGCTGCCCTTGGGTTTACTCTTCAAGGGGGGGAACACGTTGGTGTCAACGTTATCCACAATGCGTCGGCCAATGCGAAACAGCTCGCGGGTGGCGTCGGTTTCATGGGCCACGGTCAATGCGTGGGCGTGCGGTGTTGTCTGGCAGTGGTGAATGGCAAGCGCCTGGATTATGGTGCTCAAGCCCTCTTTGCGTGACTTACAGATGACAATGCGAACGAAGCCGCGCTCATCCTCCTGTCGTTTTATCTCATTGAGCAGCGCCTGCTGCGCGGTGCGACCATTCACGCTCAAGTCAATGAGGCCCCACTGCATGGCCTCTTTGTCCAGCGCTCTAATCTTGTACTCACTCTTGAAACAAAAAGGCCTGTCGGTAAAACACCGCTGCCGGTATCGCTCAAGGGCGTCGCTCACTTGATAGCTTTCAGCTTGGCGTCGTAGTCAACAACAATTGAATTGCTTGCGGGCCTGTCCCTTATTTCCACCGCCTTATCAATGTTCTTTGCCATGCTTGTCATGAGCTGGTCCTCGGCTTGAATTGTCTTGAGCAGCTTGAGGTACTCGTCATCGTCGAGACCTCCGAGTGCCTGCTGCTTCCTCGCCTCGGCCAATCTTGCCGCCGTGGATTTTGCCGCAAGCGCATACACCCCAGACACGTCATGCATTTCGAGTGATCGCACCATCAATATAGCGTGCGGTTCTGTGTTTTTGAGCGTTGACACCAGGTTAGGATAGCAATACGTTTGCCGCATGTCGAAAGGTAAAGGTATCCCTACTGTTCTGGTCTCAGCCGAGCACTTTAATTTGGTGGCAGCATCAGCCAAAAAGCTCGGGGTCACACCATCGACCGTTGCAAACCTTGTTATCCAGTCGGTTATCGCTGCCGCCGAGCGGTCGATTGGAAGTAATCACGTTGAGATGCTCAAGGCGCAGGACGGGCCAGCGTCTACCGTTGTGCTCAACCCAATGAAGTTACCCATTTCCACCCACACAAAGCGGATTCTCTCAACAGCTGCGAAGGTGTTCCAGCTATCAGAGGAAACGATTGCACTGTGGAGCATTCACGAGATGTTGCCGGCCATCGAGCGGATTGAGCCGCTCAACCGACACACTCTACCACCGGCCCTCTACAACCGTGTGGGCCAAATTGAGCGAGGAGAACATGGCGCGACCCCAAGTTGATATTGAACCGTTTGGCTGCCGGGTGGTAGTTGAGCGTGTGACAGAAGATGTTGAAGACGACCATGTGTTGTCGTCGGTTACGGATGACGGTGGCAACGAGGTTACTATCTACCGGCCAACAACAGCCGCCAACCCCAACAAAGAGCACGTCGGCGTTGTCAGGGCGGTGGGGGCTGAGTGCAAGTACGCAAAGCCCGGCGACCAAGTGCTCTTCGTTCGCCACCTTGGCGAGGCCACGCTGCTGGACACCAACCTGTTGGTGATGCATGAAAATGATATATTAGGTAGAGTTACCGATACGGCGGTGGTACGCTGCGCCTGACATAGTTGCTACCCGTCGAGGGAAGTGCCGTTTACCGACACACTTATAAATCCCCTCGGCGGGTACTTTCACTTCTCTCCCAGTAGGTTTTTCTCATAGATTTCTAGCATTTCCCTGTGAAACTCTGCCACCGGTCGACCCCACACTGTTAGCGGGGCAAGCTGCACCGTCAACCTCCTAGCAAGTACAGTAATTGCCGTCGCGCTTTGAAGAGCCACGACTCCATTTCCACATGCCCGGAGCCTGTCCAGCCGAGAGGCCATCCCATCAGCATCTCGACAAATCGCGGGTTCAAGCGTCGGGTCGAGCTCGAGGATGGCTCCCCATCTTGGGTCGTTGGGACCGGGGGCGAAGAGTGGGAGACGAAATTCGGCAGCTGGTCCATGTGAGCCCGGCCCTTCGCCGTCTCGCAATGGTGCCTGGAGTTCGCCCCCTTGTAGTCTCTGGCTGCCGGCGTCGGCCATTGCTTGCTCGCGATGGTCAACGGCATCCCCGCTCTCGTGGCGTTCTCTTTCTTGGATGCGTGGTGTTCCCTCCTCTCCAGCCACCGCGCCGGGTCTTCCCCGTCGTTGTGCAGAGCCGAACATGGCGTCGGCCACTCCTGCGATGCTGCCATCAAGTTGCCCCCGCCCCTCTTGGCCTTGCTGCTGCGTGTCTCCGGTCCCCCAGTCGGGGTCTTGGGAGTGGGCCAGCAGGAAGAATCTTTCGCGTCGATGGGAGGCTCCCACGTCGGACCCTCTAAGACACATCCATTCTGCATCGAACCGCATTTCGGCCAGCGACCTGAGAACAGCTGGGAGTCCCCCTCCAGTAACGATACCTGCAACGTTTTCCAAGAAGATGTAGCGGGGTCGAACCGTGCGAATGGTCTCAACGATGTCGTCCCATAGCCAGCGCTCGTCCTTTGTTCCTTTGCGCTTGCCGGCCACACTCCACGGTTGGCAAGGGACACCTGTGCTAATGCAGTCGACCTGACCAGTGAATGGAGTGAAGTCGCAGTCAGCGAGGTCACCGCAGAAAACAGGAGCTGGCTCCAAGGCCTTCTCTTCCATCCTTGCCAAGAGAACGGACGCTGCGAAGGCTTCCCGCTCAACGTAACCCAGAGTAGTGGCTCCGGGGACTGCGAGCTTGATGCCGAGTTCGAGTCCTCCGACACCTGAGCAGAGAGATAAGACGGTAAAAGCCACACTACTCACCTCCCTTCTGGGACAACAGGTGATTCCACACCTCGTCGGGCACATAGGCCAACAACAACACCACCGCCTTGGGTACATGCGTCTCGCCACGCTTCCACCTACTGACGACCGACTCAGAGTATCCGCCGAGCAGCAGGCCTGCTGCCTTGCAGGTCAACGAGTACTTGTCCATCCATTCGATTAGCCGTTTCATGCAACCTCCTGCTCTTTGAGGGCGGCGTCGCCCAGTTGTTTCAATCGCTTGCTTACCATCTGCTTTGACCACTTGGTGCCTACCCGTGTGCGGTAGCCGAGCGCGTTAAGAAAGTCAGCCGTCTGCTGTAGGCTGTTGCACTGCATGTGGGCAAAAGCCATCTCAATAAGCACTCGCTGTTCCACCGGTTCCTCCTCCAGTGTGTCATCCGGGCTCCACCGATAGCCGTACGGCGCGTGGTGGCAGTGCCTGACCCCGCTGGCCTTGAGCTCCTGCATTACCTCGGACGTGCGTTCGCTGATAGTTTCGCGCTCCCATTCAGCGATGGCGCCGAATATCTTGAGAACGAATCGACCCATGGCAGTGCCCGTGTTGAAGTCCTCAGTGATGGACGCAAAGGTCCAGCCCTCACGCTCGCAGGTTTCCAGCAAGCGACACAGGTCACTGATTGAGCGGGTTAACCTGTCAAGCTTTGCCACCACCAACACATGACCACTGCCGCCATCGTGCAGCAGCTGCAACGCGCGCTGGATGCCGGGTCTGTCGATGTTCTTGCCTGACTTGCCCCGGTCCTCGATGACCTCAATCACGTCGTAGTCATGGATGGTGCAGTAGGCTTGAAGCTTCTTGAGCTGCACCTCGGGCGAGTGCTCTTGCTTGTTGGTTGATACGCGGATGTAGAGAATTGCTTTCATGACATGAGCTCCATAGTTGCAGGCGGAATTTCACCACCTGCTGGGGACACTACAGGCCGAGCGTGCAGGTTGCAAGAGTAAAGGTTTCTTTAGTTGGGTAAACTAAAGTTTACTCGGGGTACTGCGGCACCTTTTAACTGTGCAATTCATTTGAACAGTTGACGGCCGCTGTCAATTTTGCTGCGGAACAACACCTGAGCCTGGGGGAATTCCGGCTGCATTTACCCTGGTGCCTGTAATGATTGGGGAAACTCAACACCTGACGAGGGGGGACAGTTGCGTGGTCCCCCCTCACGTACGCGCGGGCGTTACATCTCAACTCTCACTACGTTCGAGTTGTTAAACTAGTAACAAGTTAACCTCGGATTAATATCAAGAGGGGTTCTCTTGCAGATTGCCGCGCTCCTTGGACGTTTGTTGTGTCGGTGGGGTATCGGGTAGGGTTGTGGCCCAAAGTCCCGTCAAATCGTTCCTGTGCTTGTCGCAACACCTGAAAGTAGGCACAAAAAAGCCCGGCCAGTTTCCTGACCGGGCGCAACACCTGAGAGTTGCCGCTAGATGACGATGCGAACGCCACAACAGACGTCTTTGGTTGTGCCGTTGGCAAAACCGTCACACTTGACGCATGTCCTATGCGGATGCCGTTGTAGAAACACGCGCAAATCCTCCAAAAGTGGAAGCGCGTCCTCAGTATTAAGGCCGTACTTGCTGTTCTCGCACTCTGATTGCAAAGATTGTATTCGGTCAATCAGCGCTTGTGTCACGGTTATTGCTTCCAGTCGCTCAACTTCTGTCAACCACGACATCACAAGGTCCATCATTGGCGCGGATACCTTCCACGTGGGTTCGTAGCCCATCAGGTCAAGACCACGGCGATTGCCCTTGTCCACATAGGCATTGTTGTAAACATCACCGCGTAGCGAGTAAATGTAGTACCGAGTGACAAACTGACCACGCTCGCCAACGGTCAGCGCTCTTGCCATGTCGTAGAACTCCACCATGGGCTCTTTGTCATGGGTTAGACAATCGTCGCGGCCGTACTTGTCGCCCGTGGCGATGTACCGCATGCGCCATACTTGCTTGGTCTTTGGATCGGTTATTGTGATTGACTGCATAGTTACCTCATTTCAATTGGGAGTTTGAGCACTCCAGAAGGCCACCGACCGCAGTCGGTGGCCCTAGCAATGCTCAACCGCCGTGCGCGACTATCGCCACGTCTTTACGCTTGTCGCTGGTACCCTTGGAACCATTGCAAAGCCCACATTTGAAACACTTTGTAAGGTGTCCCGCTTCCTTGCTAGCAGGGCACAGAATCTCACCGTCTTGCACGTCTGCAACGTCTGCAATCATGCGGAAAGTACGGTAGCCGTTCGACTTTGCCGCAGTGCGTTCGGTTGCGCTGTGAACGGATGCCATCACATAGGCTGAAAGGTTCGCGCCATCTTTCCACTGGTGGGTATAACCGGTAGGTCGTTCGCCATTGTCTAGCATTGTCCAAACTGCTATCGGTACTGCGTTCGGGTCGCCATAGGAACCGCGTCGTACTTTCCTGCCTGCTATCAGTGACTGGACCGTTTCCGATTCTGTCACTTCCAAATCACGGTTAGCGACCCATGTTGAACGTGGCGCCTGAAAGGTTAGAACGTAGCAAGGCTTTTTAGAGACGTTCAACTCTTTGTAATGGACTCGGCGTAGTGGACATTGCCCGCAGACGCTAACGTCGTCACCGGTCTTTACCGCTTCATGTGGCGCGATGTCGTACCGCATTATCCACGTCTGGAGCATATCCCCAGTCTTATCGTTAGTGGACGCCGTGGCGAGTCCGGTTAGCAGGACAATAATTCGCTGGCCATCGATTAGAGACGGACCGTCGTAAACTTTGATTGAGTTGCGCTTTGACATAGTTGCACTCCATTTTTTGGGTTGTTTAGAAACAGATGTATAGGCACTGCTCGAGCGTTTGCTTCTCGCTTTCAAAGTGACAGTTCTCGGGGTATGAGGCCGTTTCAATAGCAGCGTTGACAGTGTCGATGCCTTGAATGGTTGCGGCTTTGCGTTGGCCTTTGGGTAGGGCACACATGGCGTGATAGGTCGCCCATGGTTTCAGGGGCTGCGGCTCGGGCTCGGGCTCGGGCTCGGGCTCGGGTGTCTCAACCGCGGGTGTCTCGCTTCTAAGCAACCAAACGACTGGGAGGAAGGCGATAGGGACTAGGCAACCAAAGATAATGCCAAGACATGCGGCATCCGGGTCTACTAGTCCCGCAGTGCCATCAGTGCCAGTGTTCACAATCATAGCGACTCCGCACGCGAGGTAGGTTGGAGAGATGTTGAACCGTGCGAGCCGTGCGCCAATGCCCTTGTCGGGGTCGCAACCCATCAGCATTAGCACCAACATTGGCGCGTTATCTATGAGGCCAAAGGTAAAGTTTTCGACATGGCCAAAGGCCAGAAACGATAGACAGGTAAGGATTAGAACCGCTAGAATCTGTTTGAATGACATAGTTAGCCTCCTAAAGCTAACTAGTACTCTACCCCTATTCTTGCAAGTTGCAAGTCACTCGTTGTTTATTGGTTTATTTAGCGGCTCACCGGTGTAGGGGTCGCGACCTGTCCGCAGTGTCCGGGCTATCATCCACAATATACGCGAGACCATTGATGCCCATGAATGGCCATAGTGTCGACGCAGTGTGTCTAGCAGTTTGAAATCTGCTGTAGATAATTTGACGTTTAGTTGTTGGCGTCGAACTAGCTCAGGCTCGTGCGTGTTCGCGAGATGTAAGAGGTCACCGGTGATTTGACCGACCGTGGCATCGATGGATTCTGGGTCGCGACGTGTCGCCATACCCTTCAGGTATGACAGGTTGACGAGATATTGAAAAGGCGAATCTTAAATGGATCACCATGTTGATGGAGCTCGTCCAGGGCAGCGCAGTCCCCCGTTCTGGCCGGCTTTTCAACCCACTGTCGCCCCATGGTTCCATGGGTATACGTTCGTTTCGCCTGTAATAACAAGGACTTAGCTGCTTCCTTAAATCATGTGGCGGGGAGGGGGGGTACCCTTGTGAGTCTGTTGGATATTAAATATATATATACTTCACCCCCCTCTCGAGGGACAAAGTATTCAGCCGTTTTCAGGCAAGGGCGCTGGCTCATTACCGGGGCCCCACTTGCCTATAGGGCACTTCATCCAGGGTATAGCTGCCTTGACGGTCATGAAGCAGCCGCACTCGGTACATTTGATGAAGTACCCCTCCCACTGGCTTTTGTCGCAGTCTATACAGGTGGCGAGCCGGCCCTTAGTTCTATCGAAGGCGCTCACGGGTGGATCGGACATGGGAATTCTTTCATGTTGGGGCCCTGGCAGCAAGCACTATACGGGGAGTGGGGACGGTCCAGTTGGTCCTGGTCCAAGTTCCGGCCCACCACCCAGCAGGCCCGCTAATTCGGCCTTATATTGTTTGCCCTCGTCCGTTGTGGGCTTCCAGCCGTCAACCAGGGCTTGGACCTTTGCGGCCGGGACAGGGGCCTCCTCCTTCTCGGGGGGCTCTGTCATGGTTTTAGGGGGTCCAGATGGCCCACTGGCAATCTTTGCCGCGAGCTTTTCGGTGAGCATATCAGCCATGTTTTACTCCATTATCTTGAGCAGCAATAGGTAGCCTAGCATGTCGTCCAGGTTTTCGCCTCGCAGTTCTTCACTCCCCTGTCGATACCGCGCAAGCTTGTAGTCGAGCATGACGAGGATGCGCTCTTTGGGGCTTGCGGAGCTGAAGACTCTCTCGGGTTCAAAGACGGCGTTGCCGTGGTGTCTGTGCCGTTCTTTGAGGAGTTCTGAGAGGTCAAACAGGGCGACATCGAGCCGCTCGTTAAAGGCGGGGGCGCAGGCCACTCCGGTGGTAGTTTCACCATCACTCATCCTAGAAGGGTATGTCGTCGTCAGCGAGGGTTTTGCTGCTTGCGGCTGGGTTCTCGGCCTCTACGCGCCGGTCTACACCGTTGATCCAGACCTCGTAGTCCCGGTCCCCGTCCCCTTGTTTTTTCACAAAGAGCACCTTATCGAGCAGCTTGTTCATCAGGCCTGGGTCATCGAGCTTTGGCATTTCACCAATCACCAGCTTGAGGTCTTGCGCCAGGAACCTCATGTTGGCCTCGGAGCCCTCCTTGAGCCAGTTCCGCTTGAACATCATGCGGCCAGCGTGGTCGCCGTCTACGACCTTTAGGTGCCATAGGATGCATGGGGTTTCTGTGGTTTTTGCTTCGTCCCACATGGCCTTGGCTACCGTGACGGTATAGTGCCCTGCGGGCAGCGGACTGAAGCTCTTCTGCTCGGTAATCTTTACGTCTTTGTGTTGGCTGAATTGGTCAGCGAGTTCTGCAAGGTTAGCTGGCTTCATTTTTGCCTCCTATGGCATGTGCAAAGTTTTTGTAAACGGCCTTGAGCCGGGGGTCGTCGTCGGAGATCCGAATGGCCTCTGGCAACAGGAGCGTTCTGTCACCCGCCTCGTGGGTCTGGTCGGGCTTGGTAAACATCACCCGCCCCTTCTCGTCGTTGGTTGCGTACAGCACGATGTCACACATCTTCAGTACCACCTTGCGAGCTCCCTTGGGCAGTGTCGGTGCGGCCTTGATTGAGGTGGTTCTCAACTTGGCGTTGATGAGCTTGGAGTGGCTGACGAAGTACAGGCCCATGTTGAGGTGCTGGAACTTTCGCAGCAGCTCCTCAAAGGCGTTGTTGCAGGCTACCCAGCCCACGCCCCACTCAAACAATACGGGCTTTCCATCGTCGTCGTACTTTTCAACCTGTGGGCTGACCCAGCCGTTTTGCTTACAAATATGGGCACAACAATAGTCGTAGGCCACATCGATGGTGTCAAAGATGACCGTCTTGAATTCGTGCTCTTTGTGGACGAGCAGCTTGTAGATGTATTCAAGGTACCCCCAACCATCCATATCCTTTTCAATCGGCGTACCTTCCGACCCGCGAACCTTTGCGAGGTTGCCGTCGCCCTTGACGCCCATCTGGAACACGTCCAGGTGGTTGAGGCCGGGCTCGGTGGCAATGAATAGGGCCCCCTCGGCATTGGAGCAAAACGACGATTTACCCCATTTTGGGTCGCCGTAAATAAGCAGGGATATGTCCCTGATGTCCCGCTTAGGCGGGGTGGTTTTGGTGGGTAACACTGGTTTCCTTCTGAGAGAGCTCAGTGTGCGAGCGCTCCCGCTTTCGGTAAAGGGAGTGCCTGACGATGGGATTCATGCCAGACGAGCATAGGTCATAGTAGTCGCACATGCCCCCGAAGGCGTGCTTACACTGCGATTCGTTTTTGTAGTATTTGTTTTTGCGAGCTGCGGCCTGCATGTTGTCTTTGAGTTCCCAGACCTGTTCGCCAATTTCCCCCATAAGGGCCGGGTCAAACGACAGAAGGTACCGCTTGAACTGGATGTCGTCAGCCATGCGCGCAATGCGGTCCTCGTCGCTTTCACCCTTACGCCCCTTGATGGCGCTCTTTTTGATGATGTTGAACAGGGCCTTGCGGATGGTGATGCCTTTATAGCGCCCATACTCCTGGCAGTAGAAGCGGGTCTGAAAGTCGCTCCACAGCGTGTTGGTGTACTTCTCAAGGTCTGTGCTGGTGGTTTTGTGTTCAAAGATGGCATAGGACTCGTCTGGGTATTGAATCAACCCGTCTATCTTGCCGGCGAGTTCCATGGTCGTTGACTGGTGGCCCGTGACGGGGTTGATAAGGGGTCCGCAGAATTCGTCCTCCAGGGTGATAATCTTGAACTCATCCTCTTGGGGATATTTGCGGGCATAGGCAGTCATGATCGCCGCGCACTGGATCCAGTTCCTGTTGTCGCCATCCACCCGGCTGTCGTGGATAAAATCCAGTATCTCCCCAAGCGGCTGGAGCCTGTGCCACATCTCTAAACAAAGGTGGATAAGGGTGCCTATCCACAGAGCCGGCGCCAGCTCCCTGATTTTCTCAATCAGGTCCAGGTAGCGGTGTTTGTATTTCTGGCGACAGTCGCGGAAGGTGGCTATGGCCGAGTAGGTCGTGACGGTTTTGTCGGGCATTCTGCAAATCTAACCCACATTTTCCACAGCTTCAACCGCCCGTTTCGTAAATGGCGAATACCCTGCATTGTCGGGGTGGGGCGGGTTGTGGGAAACCAAGACAGTCTCCCTGTGGCTCCCGTTTTCGATTCGCTTTCTTTTGGTCATGGCGGACACAAAGGCCTGTGAGCAGCTCTCGCAGATGTCGGCATCGTCGAATATCGTCTGCGTCTGACCCTGTAGGCTTACCTTCCCCCATCCGGTTGGGACTTTCGTCGAGAAGACATCACGGGCGCAGTTATCGCAGGCATACTGTGTGACGCTGCTCTGGCTCATTTAGAGCGGCTCTCGTGCCACTCGGATATAAAGTCCAACATATCCTCCATCGAGAGCGTAAAGAGCGTTGTTTGGCCCCTCCCGTTGGCCCTGGTGATAGCGCAGGCAATCTTGCCCTTCGGACAGGCCTCGGTGGCCTGCTCATAGGCGCGGCGAATGTTAGGCTGGGCGGTGCGCTTGCACTCGGGTGCAAAGACGGGCATCTGCAAATCAGGCATCTTATCCGCCGCACCTCCGCGAGATTGAATACCCCTCTTGCAGGAAGCGCCGGGCATTGCCTCGCGGAATTGCGATGCACAGAGCCTCTCGAAGTCATGGCCCTTTTTGCGGTTGTACGCGCCGGATGGCATTACCAGACAATGCCCAGGTCGCGCTGCCATTGAAGGTAGCGCCTCACCGTGCGAACGCTACGGGGCACCTTAGACCCCCGCTGAATGAGCGGGCGCTTCGGCTTCTTCTGTTGTTTCGGTGGTCTGTGGGGCATCTTCAATCTCCTTTATCTGCTCACCGCTGAGTCCCTTGGTGTAAACCGAGTGCATTGCGTAATCCCAGATGATTTCACCGGTCACAGATGCAGCCGTCAGCTCGTCTTTCCAGTTTTTGAGCTGGCCCGCAGCGTATGCGTCGGAGGCGCCGTTGGTTCCCTTTACCAAAGAAAAAGCACCCTCCCTGTTGTCTTCGATCCACTCCAGCCACAGCAATGCCTTTTGCCGGTTGATGTCGCGCCTTTCGTCAGTGAGGGCTGGCTTAGTGACGAGCTCGGTCTCCCGCTGCTCCTTTTGAGCCCCTTCCCACATCACCGCCTCAACAACCAACGTGTCGATGCGCTGCTTTACGTCAGCAAACGTGTCTGCGCGCCGGCCAAAAATGGTCGCTGGGTGCCGGTAAAGGTCGTCGCCATTTGGCATAAACCGCCGCTTGGTACACTGGTAAGCGTAGCGAATGGCCAGCCGCATGTGCTCGTCGTCCACGCAGTGAGTTACCCTCAACACTTGACTCCGGTACGGGGCAAACTCGCGGTGATGCCAGTGCTTGCCCTTCTGGCCGAGGTGGTTGTAGAACTTCCACCAGCCGATTGCGAGCTTCTCTGCCTCGCTACCAGGCTCCCACTGTTTCTCCAAAGCGCCCATAACCCCGTCCTGGATTACCTGTAGTGGTTGTGGTTGTTCCTTTCGTGCGCGCACGTTTACAACCTCGAACGTAGTGAGAGGTTGTTTTAACTTAAACTTAACTTCAGGAGTGAGTGTCTCGTGAGGGCTCACTGACCGCTCACTGATTGGCCCGCAGTCAGTTGGTTTCTCCCCATCACGTACCGTTGGGTTGGCCGACTTGGGCCGGTGCGTGTTGGGGGGAAGGGGGGCGCCAGAACTTGGCTGATAAAACCTGTCCTCACTGAGGCAGTCATGAGTAATCGGTGAGCCCTCATTGATTGGTGGGTTGCCGGTCTTTGATGGGCGGTTGATTTTCTGCCACTTCAGGAACGAAGTGATGCG